CTTTTCCGGCCCGGAAAATGAGATTTCTCACCCAAATGGATCAACTTATTTTCAAGATGCCGATGCGCCCATTGAGGCGGGGCATACGCTCCTGAAGCAGCACAAATTTAGCCGGAATTACAAAGACCAGCGTGATTTCCACAAGGCTGTTGATCGATCTGTTCAGGGAGCTATACTGCCCGGTGAGGTCGCCACCCAGCGTGTTTTCGCGTCTGACGGCAATCTTCGTGGAAATAATTGGCAGGTAAATAGAAATGGTGAAGATTATCTACAAAGGCTTCGTGCCTCCAGACGACCCGATGTTCTCGAATACGTGGCAACTGTTCTCGCCCCACGGGTCGCGGAGGTTGACCGCGCCTTCGCGGAAAAGCACGGGCTCAAAACAGACCCCGGGCTCGAAAGCTCCATCCAAAATGCCCACCGGCAGCAACAGCCGGAACAAGTAGCACCACAAGTCACCCCTCCGGTTCCAGCAGCCGGAAAAATGACATTGCGTAATGGCGGCGGAGTAAACGCTCCTGCCGCCATTTTGCCGTCTGCCGTTGACGACGCCCTCCGCCTTACCGCACAATACCAACCGCCTCTGCCCGGTCGGCAGCAGTCAAAACCGGGACGCCGGTAGTACCCTAGCTAGGAGAAAACATTATGTCTGAAGCTGCCAAAGCCGCCCGCGCGGCGATGAAGAAGAAGGCCAGCCGACTCGCTGGTGGCGACCCGAAGGCCAAGGTTGACGCCTCCGACTGGACGCCGCCCGAGATGATGAACACCAACGCCAAGACCGGCCTGCGTCCTGTGTCGCGTCGTGCCTTCAAAAGCGGCGGCAAGGTCAATGGCATGGATTGCGCCCCCCGCGCTGATCGCAAGGCTCGCAAGTCGGGCGGCGCTGCGACCCAATTTGCTAACGCCAAGGTTAACCGCAACGTGAAAGATGCCAACGCCGAGAAGTTTGGCAAGCCGCACGTCGGCGGCTACAAGAAGGGTGGCCGGGCGCACAAGGACATGGGCGGCCCGATGGTTGACCCGCGTGCGGCTGCCGCAGCGCAAATGGCTGCTTCCGCCGGACGCGCTGGCGTCCCCAAGGCTCGCATGGATTTTGTCCGCAAGGCGGCGGTGCCGCTGCCGGGTTCTTCCGGCATGAAGAAGGGCGGTCGTGCAGAGCGCGCCGCTGGCGGCAAGACCCCCGATGCAGTCGCCACCCCAGAGCAGATGGAGGCCCTGCGGAACTACGCGAGCAAGAACGGTCGTAGTTGGAAGGAAAAACTTAGTTCGAGCTGGATGCGCGGCGGAGATCACGGTCCTGAGTTGCAACGCGCCCGCAACACTCTCGGCCCCAGTTGGCTTGGCAAGGTCAAGATCGATGACGAGCCCAGCACCCCGCCCGTCAAGCTGAACAAGGGCGGCATGGTCAATGGCGACGAGTCACAGGACAAGAAGCTGATCAAGAAGGCTTTCCGTCAGCATGAGAATGCGGAACACGGCGGCAAGCACGCCGAGATGAAGTTGAACAAGGGCGGCCGGGCGCATCGTGAGAATGGCGGCCAGACGCTGACCGACGCTCAGAGGGCGATTGAGGCGGGCAAGAACCCGTTTGGCGGCGACAAGACCAGCGGTCCGGGCGGCACTCTTATGCCGAAGATGATGGCACCACCGATGAATCCGAAAAAGCGGATGGACCCTTACGGCGGAGACCGCACCCCACCTCGTGGCATGCCCGCGCCGGACATGGTCCCGGCTGAGGATGGCATGAAGAAAGGCGGCCGCGCCAAGAGGGCTGACGGTGGTCGTTTTGATTCGGCTATGGCCGCAGCGCAGGCGCTGCAAGACGCCCGTCGCGGGGTTGCGCCCGGCTTGAAGGGCGGTGCCTTGATGGCGAGCAGGCGTAGTCAGGCGCTGAAGGCGGCGATGGCTATGGACGCCGCCCGCAGCAAACCAAGCGGCGATGAATTGGCGTCTACTGTCAATAAGCGCGGCACTGCTTACTTGGCTAACAAGGACCGCTCCACTCCGGGTATCGGCCAGCGGTTAAAGTCGATGATTGGTATGGGCGGCCCCCGCGCCGTGCCGTCCATGCCTGAAGCGTCCGGCCCCTCTGATGAAGAATACTCCCGCTACAAGGCGTCGATCTCCCCGACGAAGTTGGGCGGAATGAAGAAAGGCGGCGTTGCGAAGGGCAACTACACTGGCGGCACCCGCCCCACCGGGGGTCGCGTTGCAAAGGCTGGTGGCGGTCGTGCCAAGGGCAAGGGCAAGACCAACATCAACATCATCATTGGAGCGGGGAAGCCGCAGGATGGCATGCCGATGCCCGGCGGCTCCGGCCCGATCCGCCCGCCCGGCATGCCGGTGGTGACGCCTCCTCCGGCTGGCGCTCCTCCGGCGGCGGCGGCTCCGATGCCGATGCCCATTCCGATGCCGATGCCAGCACCTGCTGGCGGCGCACCGGGCGGCATGCCGGGTCGTAAGGAAGGTGGCCGCGTTGGTCATCGTACTTATCGCTCGTACAAAGACATGGACGCTGGTGGCCTAAGCGGTTTTGGTCGTTTGGAGAAGGTTGAAATCCAGAAGAATCGTCGCTAAATATAATACCGGGGACGCCAGTCTTGCATTGGCGTCCCCAATTATTAAATTGGAATAGTATATGCAGACCCAGTCCACGGCGTTCCGCCATGAGTTGGAACGATTGATTCAGGAATATACCGCCCGTCTAAAAGATGAGTTGGCGGCCAACACCCTTAACGATATCAGCCAAGTTCGCATTGTTCAGGGCCAGATTATGGCCCTGAGTAATATGGCTGGCTTGATGGATGATGCTGACATTCGGGCCGATCAGCGCAACCGATAGAAGAGGATGTGATGTTGAAAGTTGCTGTGGGAATTTCTGAAGACCCGAAACGTGAGATAATCAAAAAGATAGGCGATCTGAAGCCGGTTCAGGTGTTTAATAATCAGGTTTTGGTTGCGGTTTACATTCGTTCGGAGAAGACCAAGGGCGGTATTTTCCTTGCTGAATCAACCCGCAATGAAGACCGCTACCAGTCCAAAGTCGGACTTGTGATTAAGACCGGCCCGTCCGCCTTCGTTGACGAAGAGCAGCGTTGGTTCAAGGATTTGGACGTTAAGCTGGATGACTGGATCGTGTTCCGCCCGTCTGACGGCTGGGACATCACCATCAACGGCGTTTTGTGCCGCATGCTGCTTGATACCAACGTCCGAATGAAGATCGATCAGCCTGATCGGGTATGGTAGGAGGCCAAAATGGCAAAAGAAAGCAAGGAAGACGTTGCTCTTGACGATGAACAGTTAAATCTGGGTCTTCCAGATGATAAAAAGTCCAAGGAAGTCACTATTGAGATGGCTTCTAATGATACCTCAAACGATGACGCTATCGCCGACCTCAAAAGGCAGCTTCAGGAAGCAAATTCGGCTCGCCAGAACGCTGAAAACAAGGCGCGTGAGTACTCTGCGGACGCAAGTCGTGCGACTAATGAGACCCAGAACGCCAATCTTCAGCTTGTTAACAGCGCAATAGAGCGTTTCAACAGCGAACAAGAGAATCTGAAGTACGGCTATCGCAACGCCATGTCGGCTGGCGACCATGACGCGGCGGCTGACATTCAAATGTCTATTTCGACCAACGCGGCCAAGCTATTGCAGCTTGAAAACGGTCGAAACGCGATGGAAGAGCAGGCAAATCAGCCCCGGCAGCCTCAGTACCAGCCTCCGGGTGACCCGGTTGAGGAGTTCGCGGCTCGTTTGACGCCTCGTTCTGCCGACTGGGTCCGTCGCAACCCGCAGTACATCACTGACCCTCGTTTGCACCAGAAGATGATCGCGGCGCACAACATGGTCCTTGCTGATGGACACCGGGCTGACACTGACGAGTACTTTTCGGCCATCGAGGACTTGGTAAGGCCCCGGCGGGCTGAACAGCAGATGGAAGATGCCGACAGTGGCAGTGCCTTGTCGGAAGCTGCTGCCCCGACGCAACGTCGCAGCGCCCCTATTGCTGCGCCAGTCAGCCGGAGCGGCAACGCACCCGGCATTCGGTCCAACAAATTCACGCTGTCGCCAGCGCAGCGTGAAGCGGCCCGAATCAGCAAGCAGACCGATGAGGAATACGCCAAGAACTACTTGGCGCTCAAAAACAGCGGCAAGATAATCAACTAAAGGAGCGATAGAATGGAAAACCAAATCCCAGCGCGCCGTCCCGGCAGGCCCCGCAAGCAGCACAACCTGCCGCCAGACAACTCTGTGCCGGTCCCGCCCGATGATGCCCCTGTAGCGGCCTCTGCGGCCCCTGTAGAGGCCCTCTCGACCCCGGTGGTAGAACGCCCGCCCCTGCGGGAAGAGATGCGCGCAGAAGACCCCAGAGAAGCGGCGGATCGCCGTGCGGCTGAAATCTTCAGCCATCTCGGTGGCGATCTGGACAATACGACCGATGATTTCTACTTCGACCCCGCCGCCATCCCTGACGGCTGGAACTACGAGTGGAAGCGCCGGACGGTCTATAACTACGAAGACCCGGCCTACACCGTCTCCCTGCGCCGCACCGGCTGGACCGAAGTCCCGGCCAAGCGGCACCCTGAGATGATGCCGTCCGGCGTCACCGATTCGTCAATAGAGCGTAAGGGCATGGTTTTGATGGAGCGCCCGCAGGCCGTCACCGACCGGGTCAGGGAGATCGACCGTCTTCGTGCCCGGAATCAGGTCCGCACCAAGGAAGAACAGCTTGGGGCGGCCCCCGCAGGCCAGTTTGAGCGTAATAACAAAGACGCCCCGCTAGCCAAAATCAACAAAGGCTACGAGGCGATCCCGATTCCGAAGGGGTGATCCGGGATATATAGGTCGGAAAGATCGGGCTAAGTGGCCCGGTTTTTCTTTTTCCACCTATTGCAAGTCAGTTATTTTTGGTTATTGTACATTCCTCCTCCCCCCGGCGTGGGAGGTTAACCTTCCCCGGCCCCTAATTGCCTCGGTGTGCGATGATGGAGCCTCCTGTAAAAGGGAGACCCGTTATGGCGAACACGAACGCCCCTTTCGGTTTCTTGCAGTATTACGGTGGTGCCGGTGGCGCTCCGACTTTCGCGCAGTCTTGCCGTCGCGTTGCGTCTGGCGACACCACCGCCATTTTTACCGGCGACCCGGTCATGCCGGTTGTCAGCTCCGCGAATGGTTACATCACTCAGGCCGCTCAGGGCACCACCACGCTGGCTGGTGTCTTTGTCGGCTGTAAGTATCTCAGCACCTCGCAGAAGCGCACCGTCTGGTCGCGTTATTGGCCGGGTTCTGATGCTACGGGCGATGTGGAAGCCTATGTGATCGATGATCCGAATGCTCGCTTTGTTGTTATGGGCGATAGCACCACGTTCAACATCACCGGCTCGCTGACCACCTACACTTCGTCGAAGGTCGGCCAGTACGCTGATTTCACGATTGGCAGCGGCAACACCTCGACCGGCTCGTCGGGCGCTTTTCTAAGCGGCCCGGCCACCACTGTTACGCTTCCGTTTATCGTTGTTGACCTCGTCACTTCGCCTCCCGGCGCGAGTGGCGCGGACCCGACCACTGCCTACAACTGGGTTGTCGTCGGCTTCAACAACGAAATCTGGCGCAGCAATGGCGCTGGCCCCACTGGCATTAGCTGAGGAGTAAGGAACTATGGCTGTCAATCTTTCTGCCATTAAAGACCTTCTGCTCCCCGGACTCCGTGGGGTTGAAGGCAAATACGAGATGATCCCGTCTCAGTATGACAAAATCTTCACCAAGCATGACTCGAAGATGGCTCTGGAACGCACCGCTGAAATGCGCTTCCTCGGCCTCGCCCAGTTGAAGACCGAAGGCGCGCAGACTGCCTTTGACAACAATGCCGGTGAGCGTTTCGTCTACAACCAAGAGCATACGGAAATCGCCCTCGGCTACGCGATCACTCGCAAAGCCGTTGACGACAACCTCTACAAGACGCAGTTCCACCCGTCGAACCTCGGCCTGATTGAGTCCTTCCAGCAGACCAAGGAAATCTACGGCGCAAACATTCTGAACACGGCGACTACCTACAATGCATCCATCGGCGGCGACGGCGTGGCGCTCTGCGCCACCAACCATCCGATTGATGGCAGCACTGTAGCGAACACGCCTACGGTTCAGGCGGACTTGAACGAAGCTACTCTTCTGAATGGCATGATTGGCGTTCGTACCGCCTTCAAAGATCAGGCCGGTCTGAAGGTCTTCGCACGCGCCCGTAAGTTGATCGTTCCTCCGCAGCTTGAGCCGACCGCCATTCGTCTGACGAAGACTGAATTGCGTCCGGGTACTGCGGATAATGATGTCAACGCAATACTCTCGACGGCAGGCGGCCTGCCAGAGAGCTACATGACCAACGACTTCCTGACCTCTGCGTATGCTTGGTTCCTCCTGACCAACATCGACGGTCTGTCGTACATGGAGCGAATTGCGTTTGAAACTGACATGCAAGTGGATTTCGTTACGGATAACTTGCTGGTCAAGGGCTACGAGCGGTACTCCTTCGGGTACTATAACTGGCGTTCGATCTACGGATCGTTCCCGACTTCGTAAGGAGGCTATAATGGGTATCACTCATCTAAGCGGCCTTGAGGTTGCGGGCGTTCCCACGATGGGAATGTCCGGCATCCCCATTACAAATGGGAGTGTCTTCTTCGTTGATTATGTCAACGGAAACGACTCGAACACTGGCGCGGCTGATAGCCCGCTCCAGACGATCTACGGTGCTTACGCACAGATGACCGATGGCGCTAACGACGTTGCCGTGATTGTTGGTGATGGCAGCACTGCGGGTACGCAGCGTCTGTCTCTCGCCAATGCTCAGGCGGCTGATGCGTCTGCGACCACTGGTACTTTGACGTGGGCTAAAGATGCTTGCCACATTATCGGCATGACTGCTCCGACTGTAGTTAATCCTCGCGCTCGTTTTGCTCCGCCGACTGGGACATACACTCAGGCGACGTTCAATTCGGGCAACTTCATCGTGGTTACTGCTCAGGGCTGCATCTTCTCTAACATCGCTGTCTTCAACGGTTTCTCGACTGGCGGTGCCAATCAGATCGCGTGGACGGATAGCGGCGGTCGCAATTACTACAACAACGTGAGCTTTGGTGGTGCGGGTGATGCCGCTTCTGCCCAAAGCACTTCGAGCTTGTCGCTCCTCGTTACGGGAACGACTGGCGAGAACACGTTTGTCAATTGCGAGATTGGCCTCGACACGGTTACTCGTACGGTTGCCAATTCGACTGTGAAGTTTGCCGGTGGCACGCCTCGCAACACGTTCTCGAATTGTAACTTCGCTTTCCAGACGAGTTCCGCTACGACCATTGGTATTTTGGTCTCGGCGGCTGCGGGCATTGATCGTTGGCAGAAGTTTGATCGCTGCACGTTTATCAACAACGTGCAGTCTACTTCTACCACGATGTCCGGCCTCTCTACGCTCCCGGCTTCGGCTGGCGGTCTTCTGCTGATGAAGGACTGCACGCTTGTTGGGATCACCGAGTTCGGCACCGATGCCACCAGTCGCGGTCAAATCTATGTTGATGGTGGCGCTCCGACTGCGGGCACCACTGGTGTGGCCGTCAACCCGACGTAAGGAGACAGTAAATGAAGAGTCGTAAAAACGGCGGCGATATTGAATCCCCGTCGCATGGCGTCCGTGAGCAGAACACCAACCCGGTATCGCGTGTTCATGCCCCCAAGATCACGGGCGCAGCGGAACAGCGTAAGCGGGGCGGTCGTGCGAAGAAGATGGTCGGCAACATTGCCGGTATGTCGGCTTCTCACGCTGGTCGCGCACCCCGCAAGTCGGGTGGCCGCACTGGGTCCAACATGAACCCGCTGTCGTCTGCCCACAAGGGCACGCCCCCGCGTGGTCACAAGGACGTTGAGATCGATTAGTTGCTACGGCGGGGGCTTCGGCCCCCGCTTACTTTTCTCTGGAGAAATTCATGTCCGGTGCTTGGACTCGTAAAGAGGGCAAGAACCCCTCCGGCGGCCTTAATGAAAAAGGCCGCGCTTCTTTACGCGCCGAAGGTCGCGACATAAAGCCGCCGGTTTCCAAAGAAGAAGCGCACAGCAGTCCGGCCGCGTCACAACGGCGCGATAATTTTAGAAGTCGCATGTGCGGCATGAAAGAAAAGCTGACTTCCGCCAAAACCGCTCACGATCCCAATAGCCGCATAAATCTTGCGCTGAAGAAGTGGGACGTTAAGTGTTGAGTTTACATATTAAGGAGCCGCTATGCGCCCAATCGTATTCACCGTAGGTCCGCTAGCGGCAGCGAATGCCACCAACATCAGAACCGCTGCGGTTATCGCGGCGGGGACGCTGACGCTGAACGGCACGCTGGTCACCGGCGGCGTGGCGATTCTGGACACGGCTCGCCGTGTACTTTTTACGTTTGCGGGTGACGGCAGCGCACTAACGCTAACCCTCACTGGCACGAACTGGGCGGGCGACATAATTTCTGAGACGCTTGCTGGCGCTAATACAACCACTACCTACAGCGTTCTGTCATACAAGACGCTCGTTTCTGTAGTTTCCAGCGCCACCCTTGCCAGCAATGTATCTATTGGCACCAACCAAATCGCCGACTCACCATGGATTCGGCTTGATGAGTGGGCGCTGCCAAACCTTACGGTGCAGTGCGTTGTCAGTGGCACCATCAATTACACCGTCCAGCAGACGCTGGATGATCCCAATTCACCGACTAACCCGGTTGCGGTTGCGTCCATTACTTGGTCAGATTCGGTTGCCGCGACGGCATCGACTGCCACAACCACGTTGGCGAATCCTCTGCTGTGGGTGCGAGTTCGCGTGAATACCATGACTAACCCGGGGACCGTCACCACTACGGCCATCCAGACTGGCGTTATGCCTTTCTAATAATGACAACTTCAGGCACCTACGACTTCAACCCGTCGCTTGGGGAGCTAACGCTCTACGCCTATAATATTGCCGGACTGCGGAATACTTCTCTGGTTCAGGAGCATTTCCAGACCGCCCGCATGGCGACTAACCTGATGCTGGCGAGTTGGGCCAACCAAGGCGTCAACCTATGGAAGGTCGATCTGGTCACGACTGCCTTGGTCGATGGTCAGGCTACCTACAGCGTGGCCCCGAAGACAGTCATGGTTCTGGATGCTTATATCGAAACTGACAGCGGCTCAGGCCCGCCTATTGACCGAATCATTCTGCCAGTCAGTCGCACTGAATACGCCTCGTACCCGAATAAGGAGCAGCAGGGCTTCCCGACCACTTTCTGGTTCGACCGTCTGCTTTCCCCGACAATCTCTCTCTGGCCCGTCCCTGACGGCAGCAGCGGCCAGTCCCTCAAGTATTACCGCGTAACCCAGATCGAAGACGCCGAGATTGACAGCAGTCAGACGGTGGACATCCCGTACCTCTGGATGGAGGCATTTGCGGACGGCCTCGCCTATCGGCTGGCGAAGATATGGAACGCGCAGGTGGCGACCGGCCTGAAGGCCGTTGCTGACGAATCTTACCAAATAGCCGCCCTCCAAAACGTGGAGCAAGCACAGCAGTATATTAGCCCGCAGATATCTGGCTATTTCCGGCCATAACAAGGTGACTCTACATGGCCTATGCATCGCGCTCAGGTCGCGCCAGAACCAGCGCCAGCAACCCGCAGGCTCATGCCATATGCGACCGTTGCGGGTTCCGCTACAATCATGTGGACCTGCGCTGGCAGTTTGACTGGCGCGGCGCTGCGCTCCAGAACATACGCTTGTTAGTCTGCAATACTTGCTACGACACCCCGCAGGAGCAGTTAAGGGCAATCGTCGTCCCCTCCGATCCGACCCCGATTATGAATGCCCGCGTGCAGGACTTCGCCGCTGCCGAGACGGACTATTCGACCGTAAGCGCCCCGCTAGTAACGGATACCGTGACCGGCATACCAATACCGTCCACGACCAAAATCGTGACCCAAGACGGAAAGTACGTCACAACCCAGCCAATTGGAGTGCCGAACGGGCTGGAGGCTGGGGCTGTTATGCCACTTTATGGCGTCACCGAATATGGCGTCACGCTCCCGGTTCTGTCGGTTTCCGCCAACGGGACCACCATAATCACAGTAACCTGTTCATCCGTCCACGGGCTGTCCACCGACGATCAGGTGTCGGTATCCGGGCTAACTAACAAAAACGCGGACGGGTTCTACAGCATCACCGTCACCACTGCCACAGCGTTTACCTATGCAGTTCAAAAGAGTATAATTTCTGGAAGTTTGATTCAGGGCACGACTAACATCATAACGGCACTGGTTGGGCTGCCATACGGCTACAACCAGATACCGCAGACGGGTCAGTAAATGGCGAACACCACCATCCCGAATCTTCCTGCCGTCACCTCTCTTAATGGTACGGAGCAGCTTGAGGTTGTCCAGTCCAGTACCTCTTCCCGCGCCACCGTAGACCAAATCGCCACCTACACCCAAACCCAGTATCCATCCCCCGGCGTGAGTTCCATCGCGACTTCATCACCGATAACCGGCGGGACGATCACAACGACCGGGACCATCTCTCTGGCAAGTGCCGGGGTGAGCAACGCCTACCTTGCGACCATGGCGTCCAATACCGTCAAGGCGAACGTCACCGGGGGTGCGGCTAGCCCCACCGACGCGACCGTTACGGCGGTTCTGGACACTATCGGGTCGACCCAAGGCCAAATGCTGTACCGTGGGGCGTCAAGCTGGTCGGCCCTGACTGCCGGAACTTCAGGGCAGCTTCTAACTTCAAACGGGACTACCTCGTCGCCGTCTTGGCAAAACTTCGTGGTGGACCTTGCCACAGACGTCACCGGCAACCTTCCTGTAACGAACCTGAACAGCGGAACATCAGCCTCCGCTTCGACTTTCTGGCGTGGCGACGGAACATGGTCGTCGCCCGGCGGCAACGGCACCGTAACCAGCGTCGATGTCTCGGGCGGCACGACCGGCCTGACCACCAGCGGTGGACCTGTAACGTCAAGTGGTACGATCACCCTTGCGGGAACCCTAGCGGTAGCGAACGGCGGCACCGGTCAATCCTCCGTGCTTACACAATACGGTGTTGTTTACGGCAGTACGGCCAGCGCGATGTCGTCCACTCTGGCAGGCACCAGCACTACCGTATTGCACGGCAACGCATCTGGCGCTCCCACGTTTGGTGCAGTTAGCCTGTCGGCGGACGTTACCGGCAACCTGCCTGTAAGCAACCTGAACAGTGGAACGTCGGCTTCCGCTTCAACTTTCTGGCGTGGTGACGGAACGTGGGTCGCCCCTGCGGGTACTGGCGTTTCGACCATCAGTTTTGGTTCGACCGGCCTGACTCCAAACACCGCAACAAGCGGTGCTGTTTCCGTTGCGGGGACATTGATCGCGGCAAATGGAGGTACTGGGCTCGCAACCTTTGTCGTTGGCGATATCCTCTACGCCGACACGACTACGACGTTGGCAAAATTGGCGGATATTGCGACCGGGAACGTGTTGCTTTCCGGTGGTGTTAGTACCGCCCCGGCATGGGGCAAGGTTTCGCTAACGGCCGCGATATCCGGCATTCTCCCGCTTGCCAATGGCGGCACAAACGCGAACCTAACCGCAAGCAACGGCGGCATCGCATGGTCTAACGCCAGCCAACTTCAAATTTTATCCGGCACGGCAACTGCGCGGCAGATGCTGCAATCCGGGGCTACCGGCGCACCGGCATGGTCTACAGCGACATGGCCTGCGACGACAACGGCGAATCAGTTGCTGTATTCAAGCGGCACCAGTGTTGTTGGCGAAATAACAACTGCAAACAGCAGCGTTCTTGTTACAAACGGATCCGGCGCGCCGTCGTGGTCAACGACTTTGCCCGCGCACACGGTCACGACATCATTGACTGTGCCGCTTATTATTGGCGGGTCCGGCACGACGGGCACAATTCTCACGCTACAGACAACGTCGGGCACCGGCACTACGGACGCCCTTGCGTTTACCGGCGGCACTAACGGCGGGACCACGTTTGCCACGTTGGCGGCAGTTGGGTTGCGTATAACTTCAGCGGGTTCCTCGGCATTTGCCGTTGGTCGGCAGGGCGGCACGACAGACCCGGCGTTTAGCGTTGACGCATCCACAGGATCACAGACGGCTGGCCTGAAAGTAACGGGCGCGGCACTAAACGGCACGGTTGCGGTCGCTGTAACGGATACCAGCGGTGCCACAAACCTGACAATTGACGCGCTCAGTACTGGCACAATTGGTATTGGCACCGTTTCAACAGGCGTAGTGACAATCACAAGTGGTGGCGCAGCTCCGCAGGGAACCGGCGCGTATGTTCGCGCTACGTCTCCATCTCTAACAACGCCAGCCTTGGGCGTTGCAACTGCGACATCGCTTGCCATTAATGGCGCGACTATTAGCACAAATGGATTAGCGGTCACCGGCACAGTTGCAATCTCTAGCACGATGACAAGCGGGGTCCACACCATTGCGGGCGCAGGTCCGCAGATAGTGTTGGGCGCAAACGCGACGACACTTGGTTCAATACAGTTGTTTGGCAATACATCTGGCTCGGTTACGCTGCAACCTGCGGCGGCGGCTGGCAGCACTACACTGACATTGCCCGCAACTACCACAACGCTCGCGGGTCTGGCTATTGCTCAGACGTTTACGGCGGCTCAGACGTTCACAAGCGCCACGCCGCAGCTTATTCTTGGCGTAAATACGACGACACTTGGCTCCATTAAGATGTTTGGCAATACATCTGGTGACGCCACAATACAGCCAGCGGCTATTGCCGGTACTTCTACCGTCCTGACGTTGCCAGCAGCAACTGACACATTAGCCGGTATCGCGGCAACGCAGACGTTGACGAATAAAACTATAACCAACCCGACCGTGACTAATTACGTAGAGTCTGTGGTGGCAATTGGCACGGTTACGACCAGCAACACGATTGTCTTGACGAGCGGCACGGTGCAGACGGCAACCTTGACGGCATCGACGGCTTGCACGTTTACGATGCCGACTGCCACAGCGGGCAAGAGCTTTG